AGGTGCGCAGAGGCGCGGGAATTCACTGTTTCGTGGTGATCCTAAGGGGGTTAAGTGAACCTAACCCCCTTGCTTAATACTGTGACTTCGCAGCAGGACTTCGCGGAAATGGTGGGGGTCTCAGAGGCCAGGATCAGCCAGCTCATGACGGATGGTGTTTTGGTGCGTGGTGACACCGCCCACGCCTGGCTTGTCGGTTACTGCGAACGCCTACGGGATCAAGCTGCAGGCCGTCTCGGAGATAGTGGCGGAGGCCTCGACCTGGTGCAGGAACGCGCCGCCCTGGCGCGGTCGCAGCGCATTGCGCAGGACATGAAGAACGCCGTCGCCCGCGGCGAATACGCGCCCACCGGGCTACTGGCCGACGTGCTGTCCGCCGCCGGCAGCGGGCTTGTCGATCGGTTCGACCAGCTGGAAGGCACGCTGCGCAAGTCGTGCCCGGATCTGCCGCATGAAGCCGTCGAGGCCATCCTGGCGATCATGGCTTCGGCGCGGAACGAGTGGATCAGGTCCACCCAGCGCCTGGTGATCGAGCGGCTGGACGCCATGACCACCGACGAAGACGACGTCGAAGCCGACCTGTTCGAAGACGATGACGGGGCCGTTGCCGCATGATCACCACCCGGCGCGTCGCCATTTCACGCGAGACCCGTGCCGCCATCATTGGCGCCGTGAAACTCGGCTTGGAGAGCCTTCGCGCCGATCCACCGCAAAGCCTGAGCCAGTGGGCGGAAGAACACTTCCGGCTGGCCGGCGAGTCCAGCCACCAGAAGGGCGCCTGGCAGGCATGGCCCATGCAAGTGGGCATCATGGACATGATGTCCGACGACCGCATCGAAGAGCTTGACGTGCAGAAGGCCAAGCGCCTGGGCTACACCAAGATGATCACCGCGTTCATCGCTTACAACATTGCCCACCGCCGCCGCAAGCAGGCCATCTGGCAGCCTACCGACGACGACCGCGACAGCTACGTCAAGAGCGAGATCGACCCGGTGCTGGACCCGGTCACTGGGGTGGAGTCCGTCAAACGTGCCCGGCGCGCCGGCAGCAAGAGCGAAGACACCATGAAGCTCAAGGTGTTCCGCGACAGCGCGCTGCACATCCTGGGCGGAAAAGCGGCCCGGGCCTACCGCCGGATCACCGTGGCCGTGGCCATCCTGGACGAGTGGTCCGGGTTTGACCTGCAGATCGAGAAGTCGGGCGACGCCGGCGGCCTGGCCAAGGGCCGGCTGGAGGGCGCCCCCTACCCCAAGTTCATCGGCGGCAGCACCCCGCGCATCAAGGGCCTGTGCCAGACCGAGCGCGCCCGCCTGGCCGCTGACGTTGATCTGCGCTACTACATCGAATGCCCGCACTGCGGCGCAGAGCATCCGCTGGAGTGGGGCGGAAAAACCAAGCTGTACGGCTTCAAGTGGGACGAAGGCAACCCGGCCAGCGTTCGCCACGTCTGCCCGCACTGCCACGGCACCACCACCCAGGCCGACTACATGCCCGGCGGCAAGCCGCGCGCCGGCGCCTGGGTCTGCATCAAGACCGGCCTGCGCCTTGGTGTGGACCGGATCTGGCGCGACAACACCGGCATGCCCACGCGCCCGCCAAAGCACGTCGGGCTGCAAGTCTGGAGCGCCTACAGCCCGCAGCGCAGCTGGGAAAGCATCGTGCGCGAATTCATCGCCGCGCTTGAATCCCTGAAAAAAGGCGACGTCGGCCCCATGCAGCTGTTCGTCAACGAGACGCTGGGCGAAACATGGGAACTGCAGGGCGACCGCACCGACGAACACGAACTGCAGGCCCGGGCCGAGCCCTACGCACTCGGCGTGGTTCAGGACGGCGGATTGATCCTGACGGCCGGCATCGACGTGCAGCGCAACCGCTGGGAGATCGGCGTCTGGGCCTGGGGCCGTGGGCTGGAAAGCTGGTGCGTCGAACACAAGATCATCGAAGGCAACGCCGCCAGCGACGAAGACTGGGAGCAGCTCACCACCTGGCTGCAGCGCCGCTACGTGCAGGCCTGGCACGGCGGCACCATGGGCATCAGCTCGATCAGCATCGACTCCTCCGACCAGACGCAGGCCGTCTACAACTGGGCGCGCAAAATGACCGGCATCCTGCCGGTGCGGGCCATCAAGGGCGCCAAGGAAGCCAACAAACCAATCAAGAACCCGGCCACCGCTCAGGAAGTCAACTGGCGCGGCAAGCGCTGGCCCAAGGGGCTCAAGCTGTGGCCGGTCGGCGTCAACACCGCCAAAGACCTGCTGCTGGGCCAGCTCGCCATCGACAAACCCGGCCCTGGGTACGTGCACACCAGCGACCAGCTCGAGCGCGAATGGTACGAACAGCTCACCGCCGAGCAGCGCATCATCATGCGCACACCCAGCGGGGAGACCCATCGCTGGGTCAAGCGCCGCCCGCGCAACGAAGTGCTCGACTGCAGGGTCTACGCCACCCACGCCGCCTACTGCCTGGGCCTGCACCAGTACACAGACGCCAAATGGAGCCAGCTCGAGCAGGCTGTGCAGCCGGATGGTGATTTGTTTGCCATGGCCGCGAATGCCGGGCCCAACATGCCCGCCCGCATCGAGACGACAGGCTCTGCAACCGGGCAGCCCGCGGCACCAACCAAGAAACCACCAGCGACACGCGCCGCCGACGACGGATGGTCCTTCGACCGCCGCACCTGACAAAACCGCCAGCCCGCCACCACCCACCGCACCGCCATGCCAACAGACACCACCGAGACCCCAGCCACCGCGAACCTGACCACGGATCTGCCCATTGACGCGCCGCGCGCTGCCGATCCCACGCTGTGCGCCGACGTGGCCTGCATCTTCGCCGAGGCCATGCGCGACCGGCGGGGCGACGGCATCTTCCAGGCGTCGCTTGCGGCGCACCAGTGGCAAGACTTCTCGGAGTGGTTCGCCCTTCGCCTGGCCGCGCGCATCGGCGGGCGCTACATCCCCAAGCGCGACGACCGTGGCGTGCGCGACGCCGCAGTGTGGCGCGCCTTCACCGGGCGCAATCACAAGGAGGTGATGCGCAGCTTCCAGATCAGCCGTCGCCTGCTGTATTCGATCCTGGCGCGCCAGCGCAAGGCCTAAGCACAGGCCGCCCAGCACGGCAAAACGGCGCGCATCGCGCCACCCCTCAAATCGTGCACAAATTTAAGATTTTGCACAAACAACCCCGCACCATGCAGGCATCTAACCGGAGCCCGCATGAGCAAACCCGCCGCCTCGCCGTGGTATCAGATCAAGGCTGCAGCCAAGGCCGCTGAAGGCAAGACCGCCGAAATCTTCATTTACGGCAACATCGGCGACACCTGGAACGAAAGCGACGTGATCGCCGCCACCTTCGTGCGCGACATCGCCGCGCTCGATGCTGACGCGATCACCCTGCGCATCAACAGCTTCGGCGGCAGCGTGGTGGACGGCCTGGCCATCTACAACGCGCTCAAGCGCCACCCGGCCCCGGTGGCCGTGCATGTGGACGGCGTCGCCATCAGTTGCGCCAGCTACATCGCAATGGCCGGTGACAGCATCACCATGGCCGCCAACGCGCAGATGATGATCCACGCGCCGTGGGGCGTCGCCGTGGGCAACGCCGCCGAGCTGCGCGATCAGGCCGACGTGCTCGACCGCTACGCCGCCGCGCTGGCCACTGGCTACGCCGCCAAGTCCGGCCTCAGCACCTCGGAAGTGCTCTCCACCCTGCTCGAAGGCGCCGACCACTGGTACAGCGCCGACGAAGCCGTCGCAGCCGGCTTTGCCGACACCGTGGGCGAGGAAATTGCCGTCGCCGCCTCGCTGGCGCGCAGCTTCGACCTCAGCCGCTTCCCCACCGCTGCCGCACACGGCGCCGGCGCTCACCCATCCGCAACCCACCGCGCCCCGGCGCCGCAAGCCATGCCACAACCCGCACCGCAGGCCACCCCGGCCGCACCCGTTTCACCACCCGCAGCAGCCGCTGCACCCACCACGGAGGCATCCATGCCCGCAATCGCTCCCGCAGCGGCCCAACCCGCTACCCACCACGCCGCACCGTTCGCGCGCACCAAAGCCGACAACGACCAGGTGCTCGCCATGTTCAAACCCTTCGCCGATCGCCCCGGCGTCGCCGCGCTGCAGACCAGCGTGCTGGCCGACCCGAGCCTGACGATCGAGACCATCCAGGCCAGCCTGCTGGCCAAGATGGGCGAAGGCGCCGCGCCAGCCAACCCCGCCGGCAGTTTCCCCGCCGTGCAGACGGTGGAAGACGAAGCCGACAAGATCAAGGCTGCCGCCACCAACGCCCTCATGGTGCGCGCCGGCGTCACCAAAGACGCCGCCGTGCTGTCCAGCATGTCCGCCAACCCGTTCCGGGGCCATACCCTGCTCGACATGGCCCGCGCCTCGCTGGCCCGTGCCGGCATCAAGACCGACGGAATGGACAAGATGCAGATCGTGGCCGCCAGCTTCACGCAGGGCACCAGCGACTTCCCTGTGCTGCTGGAAAACACCATGCACAAGACGCTGCAAGCCGCCTACGCCCGCGCCGCGCTCACCTGGAGCCGATTCTGCGCCACCGGCTCCGTGAGCGACTTCCGCGCCAACAACCGCTACCGCACCGGCAGCTTCGGCAGCCTGGACGCGGTCAACGAGCTGGGTGAATACGTCAACAAGTCCATCCCCGATGGGGAGAAGGGCACGATCACCGCCAGCACCAAGGGCAACATCATCAACCTCAGCCGCCAGGCCATCGTCAACGACGACCTGGGCGCCTTCGTCGGCCTGTCCGCCATGCTGGGCCGCGCCGCCGCCCGCACGGTCGAGGCCGATGTGTACGCGCTGCTGGCGCTCAACAGCGGCCTGGGCCCGACCATGGGCGACAGCAAAACGCTGTTCCACGCCGACCACGGCAACATCACGACCAGCGCGGCGCTCAGCATGGCCGCGATTGACCTGGACCGCGTGGCCATGGCCAGCCAGCTCGACGTCAGCGGCAACGACTATCTCGACCTGCGCCCCAGCGTGCTGGTGCTGCCGATCGGCCTGGGAGGCTCGGCACGCTCGATCAACGAGGCGCTGTACGACCCCGACACCGCCAACAAGCTGCAAAAGCCCAACGTGGTCAACGGCCTGTTCAGCGACATCGTGGACACGCCGCGCATCACCGGCAACCGCCGCTACCTGTTCGCCGACGCCATGGAGGCCCCGGTGCTCGAAGTCGCATTCCTCGACGGCGCGCAGACCCCGTACCTCGAAGTGCAAAACGGCTTCGACGTGGACGGCGCGCGTTACAAAGTGCGCCTGGACTACGGCGTTGCCGCCGTGGACTATCGCGGCGCCGTCACCAACGCAGGCGGCTGATAAGCCAACGCCCGGCGGCGCGTCACCACGCAGCCGGGCACCGCACCCATACCCCCTTCCAACCAGGACAACATCATGAGCACCAACTACATCCAAGACGGCGACGTCATCCAGTACACCGCCGGCGCCACGCACGCAGCGGGCGACGTCATCAAGATGGGCGGCACGCTGGGCGTGGCGCTGGTTGACCTGACCAGCGGCGTCACCGGCAGCGTCGCCATTCAGGGCGTGTTCGAACTGCCCAAGGTCACCGGCGCCGTCATCGCGCAGGGCGAATCCCTGGTGTGGGACGTGTCCGCCGGCAAGTTCGACGACAACCTGGCCATCCCCGCCAGCGGCGACGTCAGCGGCGCCTCGGCCATCGCCTGGGAGTCGGCCGGCAACGGCGTCACCACCCTGGCCGTGCGCCTGACCGGCGTGGCCGGCACCGTCACCGCCTAAGCCACCCACCAGACCGACGCCCGCCCGCCGCCATGAACTTCGCCGCCGCCCTCAGCAACGCCACCGACCGGGTCTACGCCTCGGCCGGGGTTGCCGCGCGGCATGAAGACTCGGGTAGTGTGCAGACGTCTGTAACGGTGCTGGTCGAGCGCGACCTCTCCCGCTACGGCGAGGCCGCGCAGGTCAGTGTGCGCACCGCCATGGTCGGCGTGCGCCGAAGCGAGCTGGCCGACTGTCCGCGCCGGGGCGACACCTTCACTTTGCTGAATGCTGACGGCAGCGACGGCGAAGTGCTCACGGTGGACAGCCTGCAGCGCGCCGACGAGCTGGAACATCGGGTGTACGCGGCATGATCTCGCACAACGTCACCGTTGACGAAGTTGCGGTCAAGGATGCCGCCTCGCTGTTTGAATTTGTCGGCGGCAACAGCGAAGACGCGCTTCGCATCGCCATCAACAAGACCGCGCCCAAGATCCGCACGCTGGCTAGCAAGGCGATCCGCACCCAGGTGCGCCTGCAGGCCTCCTACGTGGGCGACCGCCTGACCGTCACCAAGGCCACGCGCAAGAAGTTGAGCGGAGCCATCGCCACCCCATCGCGCGGACTGCTGCTGAGCCGCTTCAGCACAGACCCCCTGATCGCCGGTGAAAAAGTCGGCTGGATCAAGCCGCCCCTGGTGCCGCCGGGCGGCATCCGCGTCAAGATCAAGCCCAGCGGCTCGCCCAAGGGCGCGCCCGGTGAGGGCGCCAACAAGCCGTTCTACATGGTGCTCAACAAGGGCGCCAACGTCGGCATCATGGTGCGCACCGGCACCGGCCGCAAAGACATCAAGGCGCTGTACGGCCCCAGCCTCAGCCAGGTGTTCAACACCGTGCGCGGCGACGTGCTGCCCGAGGCCGGTGCAGAGCTGCAGGCGCAGCTGCTCGACGCCATGCGTTACCTGCTGGTCAAAGCCTTCCCCCCGGAGGCCGTGTTATGACCGCCTCCGTGCGCGAGCGCCTGCTGGCCGCCATCACCACCGCCACCGGCGGCGTGTACCGCGTGCCCACGCCAGATGACGAGCGCGACCTGCCGCTGACGTTTGTGCAAGACAGCACCGACGACTGCGAGACCGATTACGACTTCACCAAGCTGCTCATGCCCGTGGCCGTGGCCCGCGCAGAGCTGGCCACCAGCGGCGACCGTGCCGCGCAGCGCACCCAGGCCAACGCCGCGCTGGCCGCGTTGATCGTGGCCATGTACACCGACGAGACATTTGGCGGCCTGGCGCAGGGCATCACGCTGACCGGCCAGGGCATCCAGACCGAGCTGGGCAAATACGTGTTTGCCGAGGCTTCGTTCCAGATCCGTTACCAGCATGTGCGCGGCGATCCGGCCGCGCTTGAGTTCGTTTAACCCGCCACACCACCACCCCATCCACCCACCACCCGAGGAAGACCATCATGGGCGCACCCATCATCCGTTACGAGGCCGGCCAGACCGCCTACCCCTTCGAGGCCATGACCGACAGCGGCGACGCCACCACCTTCGGCGCATCCTTCGCCCCGCTGTCCGACGTGGCCGGCGCCGAGGCCACCATCGCCCCTTATGGCCTGCTGACCGGCGGCGCGCTCACGACGCACGCCACCAACAACACCATCAACGTCGCCGCGCTGACCGCCAGCATGGCCGCCGCCAGCGGCGCCAGCGCCGACGGCGTGGTGTCCGTGGCTGCCGCCACGCCCACCGTCACGCGCCCGGCCACCAACGTGGCCAAGATTTGCAGCGTCACCGTCACGTCCAGCGCCGCCATTGCGGTCGTGGCCGGAACCGACGGCGCCGACACCACCTTCGTGGAGACCCGTGGCGCCGCCGGCGGCCCGCCCTTCATCCCCGTGGGCAGCATCGAGATTGGCCAGGTCCGCATGACCACCAGCGCCGCCGCCGCCGTGGCCGCTGCCGAGATCTACCAGGTCGTCGGCACCCACGTCGAATCCAGCAGCTACCCGGTGTATTCGGTGGACTACGGCCTGGGCGAGATCACCTTTGCCGACGCGCTCCCGCTGATCCACACCGGCAGCGTGGCCAAAAAGGTCTACATCAAGGGCAGCACGCCGCTGTTCGCGCCCATCCCGCAGACCGCCGACTGGGTGCCTGCTGAGTCCACCTACAGCATCAACAGCACCGACACCTACGACGGCCCGGTCGGCTCTGCCAGCAGCTCGCTGGGGCAGGCCAGCTTCACCGCGCAGCTGCGCGACGGCATCACCGACGCCTTCATCGCCAAGAAGGGCCAGAACCTCTGGATCGAGTTCCGCCCGGACCGCGACAAGACCGTGCCCAAGCAGCTCACGCAGGGCATCCTGGGCGTGAGCCGCAGCAACCCGGCCAGCGGCAACCCCACGGCCGCCTGCACCGTCACGCCGTCCGCCGCGTCGCTCGACGTCGCCGCCTGATTGCACGGGCCTGCCGCATGAACCTCGACAAGTTCGCCAGCCAGCAGACCCGGCCCCGCACGCGCGACGTGCCGGTGCCCGAGCTGGCCGACTGGGGCCTGTTCGACGAAGGCGAGCCGGCGGTGTGGACCGTGCGCAGTTTGACGGCGCTGGAGTTCTACCGCTGCGCCGAGGCGCAGAACGAAGCCGTGCGGCGCCTGCATGATGCCTTGTCCAAGGCCCTGAGCGGTGGTGAAGGCAGCGTGGACGCCCTGCGCGCCGTGGCCGAGCAGACCCCGGGCGAATTCAGCAAGAAGCTGGAGATGGTGGCCATGGCCAGCGTGTCGCCGGCCATTGGCACGGAGCACCGCGAGGTGGTGGTGCGCCTGTCCGAAACCCACCCGGCCACGTTTTTCAGGCTGGTCAACGAGGTCGAACAGCTTTTCGTGCAAGGGGGTGAACTGGGAAAGCCCAGGCCCTCTGGGCAGACGGACGGGTAAGGCTGGCCCTGGCGCTGGCCGAACGCGCGCACAAGATGCTGTACGAGCTGCGCCCCGACATCTTCCCCGAGGGCCACCTGACCCCGCTCGAAGAACACCTCTGGGGCCTGTTCTACGCCGAGCGCGCCGAAGCGCACAAGCGCGCCAACCGCTGAAACACACACAAAGGCCTGACCCGTGGCAGACGCATCCAAGACCATCGACCTCATTTTCAATGGGGTTGACAAGACGCAGGCGGCCACGCAGGCCGCGCTGCGCAACCTGGAATCGTTCGCCGGTGGCGTGCAGACCGCCACCCAGCCCATCGCCGACTTCACCACCAGCGCGGTGAAGCTGGAAGCCGGCCTGCTGGCCGCAGGCACCGCCATCCTGGCCTTCAGCGTCAAGGCCGCTGGAGACTTTGACACCAACTTTCGCCAGATCACCACCATCATCACGGCGTCGGATGAAGACCTGGCCAAGTTTCGCGACGCCATCCTGCAATACGCCAGCACCAGCACCAAGCCGCTGGCAGAGATCACATCGGCCCTTAGCGCCGCCATCGGATCTGGTGTGGACTGGAGCAAGTCGCTCGACCTCATCGCCACCGCCGAGCGACTGGCCGTGGCCACCCGGGCGGATCTGGACAGCACCACCAAGGTATTGGTCAGCACGCTGAACAGCTACGGCATGCAGATCGGCGACGCCGGCAAGCTGAGCGACCTGTTCTTCAAGATCATCGACGACGGCGACATCAGCATGAACGACCTGGCGGCCAGCTTCGCCAAGGTGGCGCCGGTGGCCAAGATCGCCGGCGTGTCGCTGGAGGAAATTGGCGCCGCCATTGCGGTTCTCACCGCCAGCGGCATCAAGCCGGCCGAGTCCATTGAATACCTGCGCGGCGCCATCAGCAACATCCTCAGCCCGAGCAAGGACGCAAAGGAGCTGGCCGAAAGCCTGGGCATCACCTGGGGCGCGGCCGGCCTCAAGGCCGACGGCCTGGCCGGGTTGCTGCAAAAGGTATCGGCCGCCACCGGCGGCAGCGCCGAGCAGATGAAAGTGCTTTTTGGCGACATTGGCGCCTTCACCGCCGCCGCCACCCTGGCCGGACCGCAGGCCGAGAAGTTTGCCGAAACCGTCAAGGCCATGGGCAACGTCACCGGCGCCACCGATGCCGCCTTTGCCAAGATGGCCGACAGCCTGACGGTCTCCACCGCCAAGATCGCCGGCGCCTTCGGCGTGCTCACGGTGCAGATCGGCACGCCGCTGCTCGACGAGTTCGGCAGCGTGGCCGCTGCCATTGCCAACATCTTCCAGGCACTGGGCGCCAGCGTGAAAGACGGCGCGCTGAAAGAGATCGTCGATTTCATCGAATCCCTGATGGCTGACCTGGCCGCCACCATGCAGACCGTCGCCAAAAACCTGCCCGCCGCGTTGGAGCAGGCCGACCTGAGCGGCTTCACCGAGGGCATTCAGTCCGTCATCGACGCCTTCGGCCTGCTGTTCCGCAGCATCGACATCACCACGGTGGACGGCCTCACCCGCGCCATCGAGCTGGCCGGCGCCGCCTTTCTGGGCTTGAGCAAGTTCACCGCGGGCGTGATCGAATCCTTCAAGCCGCTGTTCGACTGGCTGGTCAAGATCGGCAGCCAGGTCGACACCACCAACCCCGAGCTGTTCAAGATGGCCGGAGAGATCGGCGGCGCCGTCACGCAGATCAACGCGCTGGCCGGCGGCCTGGCCACCCTGATGCCCGCGCTGACCGCGCTGGTGGACATCCTGCTGGTCAAACAGGGTATCGGGCTGGTGCAGGCGTTTGTGGCCTTCGGCGCCGCGATGCCAGGCGTCGCGCTCGGTCTGCAGGCCGCTGGCGTGGCCTTCGCGTCGTATTGGGCCAGCGACAAAATCGTACAGTTGGTCGACGCGCTGGCCAAATGGAAAACCGCCAACGACAAACTCAACGAGTCGCAGAAAACCACCGTCGAGGTGCAGGCCAAGTCCATCCCCACGCTGGAGAAGTTCGCGCAGACCACCGGCATTGCCGCCAAGTCCATCGACGAGGCGATGAAGCTGGTGGACACCGGGCAGGTGGTCTGGAGCGACGCGATCAACGGCTGGGTCAAGGCCGGCGACGCGCTGGCCGGCGTGAACACCGTCGCTGACCAGTCGGGTGACGCCTTTGCCGCGTCCAATAAGGCCATGATCGACGCGGCCAACGCCGCCGACAAGGCCGCCGCGGGCACCGGCAAGCTGGCCGAGGCGCAGGCCGGCACGCTGACCTATGCGTACAAGGCCGTGCCGGTGTTCGACGCCATCACCGGCGCCATCACAGGCTATGAGCAGCAGCTGGTCAAGTCGGCCGACGGCACCATCAAGCTCGGCGGCGCCACCGACAAGACCGCCGCCAGCCTGAAGAAGACCGCCGAGGAAACGCAGAAAGCCGAGGAGGCCGCCAAGAAGTGGAACGAAGAAGTTGCGAAGATGAACTTCCAGGAGAAGATCAAACTCATCGAGCAGCAAACCGCCGTCAGCGTGGCCACCATCCAGGCCGACGCGCAGAAGATCACTGCCGCCTTCAACAGCGTCAACACCACCATCACCAGCACCGGCGACGTGCTGGGCAAGCTGTATGGCATGTTCGGCAATCAGAACCTGAGCTTTTCCGAGCTGAGCAAGATCAACGACCAGATCGAGAAGGAAAACGCCCTGCGCGAGAAGTCTTTCGCTCTGCAGAGCAAGCTGATCGAGGCCACCATCAAAGAGATCGAGCTGCGCACCAAAGCCTTTGCCAATGGCGACGCCCTCATCAAGATCGACGGCGCCGGCCTGCAGCCGCACCTCGAGGCCTTCATGTGGGAAATCCTGCGCACGCTGCAGACCCGCGTCAACGCCGACGGCCTGAAACTACTGCTAGGCACCTGACATGCTGATCCACCTTGCCGCCACCACCTTCGACCTCGACGGCGCCGTCACCCTGCGCGTGTTGCCCGGCAGCGACTTTGGCGAAATCCGCCGGCGCATGAACCGCATTGCCACGCTGGACGGCGGCGTCGTCACCAATGACTTCGGCGCCACCGACGGCGACCGCACCATCCGCCTGCAGTGGGCGCCCATGGCCCCTGCGGATGAAGCCCTGGCTGCACGGCTGGTGCGCCTGTACAGCCGCCTGCGCCTGTCGTGCCGCGACGGGCTGTACCTGGTGGCGCCGGAGTCTTACAAAGCGTCCCCAAACCAATCCGTGATGACCCTGCTTGTCGTCGAAAACCTCACCGCCTTACCGGAGCCCACACCATGACCGTCCCCACCGTTGCCACCTACTCAGCCGCTGCCCTGGTTGCGGCCCATACCAGCTTCAAAGACCTGATCGACATCGGCACCGCCGGGTCGATCAAGATCCGGGATTCTGCCGATGTGCTTCTGGCTCAGGTTCCGCTGTCCGATCCGTGCGGGACGGTGAACGGAACGACCGGGCAACTGACATTCAGCATTGCAGGCCCTGATACCAGCGCGGATGCAAGCGGAACGGCAGCTTATGGTGAGTTCTGCGACTCGTCTGGAACGGTTCACCTGAGCCTGCCAGCGCAGGTCGGCACCGTTGCGGTGTCGGGCAAGATCGTGCTCAACACGCTGTCCATCATCTCGGGCGGGCCGGTGTCTGTCTTGTCAGCGACCATCGGGTAACGCGCCATGGCTCACAAAATCATTGACCGATGCAAGGAAACCACCAGCACGACCGGGACCGGCACGCTCACGCTCACCGGCGCCGTGTCGGGCTTTGTCGCCATGGCCGATGCGACTATCGGGCTCACGACCAACGGAGATACGAGCTGGTTTTGTGCTGAGAATGGCGCAGAGTGGGAGGTGTTTCTAGGAACGAGAACGGATGCAACGCACCTTGCAAGAACGACAGTCATCTCGTCCAGCAACGCCGGATCGGCTGTGAGCTTTACGGCTGCGCCGACGGTATTCAGCACGGTCCCCGGCGAAAAGCTGTCCACGGTGGGTCCGGCGTTCAGCGCGTATCGGGCAACGTCGAACCAGAGCGTTTCGTCGGGAGTTGATACGAAAGTAGCCCTTAATGCCGAGCTTTTTGACACAGGCGGTTGCTTCGACAGCTCGACAAACAACAGGTTCACCCCGAACGTCGCTGGATACTACGCGGTAGCGTTTGCCGTGAACATTGGCGTGGCGGCAAGCATGTCGGGAGCCCTGGCGCACATCAAAAAGAACGGAACATCGGTTGCCTACGGCAGCTTCGCAGCAGGGGATGGGAACCTCAACACGGTCGTGACGGGCCAAAAGCTCATTTATATGAACGGGGTTACCGACTACCTTGAGTTGTTCGCTTCCGTGACTGGCGCAACACCAATCTTCAAGTTCGGAGAGGACGTGACGTTCATGTCAGGGTACCTCGCCGTTCGCGGCGGGTAACCCATGCTCGGCTTCGCCCCGCTTTCCTCAATACCGCTAGGCTATTCAGGGTCGGCTGTTGATCCTGAATCTATTGCTTCTGCTGCTTCCCCGCTGGGCGCCGCGCTGGTGCTGGCGGTTGTCGAGGCGCAGGCGCGCGCTGCGGTGGAGTCGCCCCTGGGCGCAGTGCAGGCGCTGGCACAAACCGCCTTCGGATCCACCGCCGCCGCCTCGCCCCTGGGCGCGGGCGCCGTCGTGGCCACGTTCCCGGTGGTCACATTGTGCAAGGCAGCCTCACCCCTGGGCGCCGCGCTGGCCAAAGCCTTCCACGACTTCACCGCGCTGCTGGGTGACACCGTTACGCACTACGTCATGGACCTGGACACGCCGGACGGCGCGGTGCGCGTGCCCATTTCAAGCTGGCAGGCCACGCTTCAGACCGGCGCATCGAACTACGTGCAATGCGTGGTTCCCGCGGTGGCGGACTGGGTGGCGTCGATCAACGCGGCAACTGCCTTCACCATCACCCGCACCGCCACACCAGCAGGCGGCGCGGCCATCGAGTATGAAATGGCCGCCGCACCGCTGGAGCAGATCCAGCTCTCGCAGGGTCCCACCAACTACACCGCCGTGTTGTCGGGCTACAGCCCGGCCTTTGCCGAGGATGAGGCGCCGGACGCTGCTTATGACCGCCACCTGGCCGGCGTGCGCAGCGTGAACAGCGGCAGCACCGGCATTCGTGTGCGCTGCGCCATCGACTGGCTGCTGCGCCCGGCCCAGCGCGCCTACCTGCCGGACGGCTCATCCTTCATCGTTGGGTACGTGAACTATTACCAGCCGCAGGGCAACGACAGTTACATGGACGCGGGGGAGTAGGCGTGGGCCGCGCAACCGTTATATCCGGCGGCACCGATGGCCGGTACGTGATCGAGATGGATTACGGCCTGGCGCAGCGTAACGAGCGCGTGACCAAACTGGATGCCCTGCTGGCCGCGCTGGAGATCCGCAAGGCCGCGCAGCAGAGCGAGGTGGATGGCTTTCAGGCCGGGCTTGATTCGTTGCAGGCCCAGGTGACGCCGCTGATAGAGGCGTACCGCGCGGCCATGGAACTGATCGTGCCCGTGCCCGCCCTGACCGAAGGCATCCGCAAGAATCTTGACACACTGACCGCCAAGATCATCAAACAGCAGCTTTTGCTGGCCCAGGCCCAAAACGCATTGGCTCACACAGAACTGGAAATCAAGCAGGCCACACTGGACCGCGCCGCCCTTCTGGCGCTGGAAATCATCGAGCAGCGCCCCGCCTGGTGCGCTGATTTCACCGTGGACGCCTCCGGGCCCGTGGCCACGCTGGAAGTGCCGGGTGAATCTGGCCTGATCCTGATCTACCCCGGAGCCTTGGCGCCTGACGCATCCGACGGCGTGCTGACTGCGCGCGAGATACAAAGCCCGGAGCAAGTGTTCTGGAACGCCGCCGTGCTGCCAGGGTGGCAAAAGTTCCTGCCCACATACCGGCGCGGAACCATCACCGTGCTGGACGCCGGGGCGAACACCTGCACCGTGCAACTGGCTGCGGCGCTGTCGAGCGCGCAGCGCCTGGACGTGAACCAGGCCGAGACCCTGAGCGCCGTGCCGATCCAGTACATGGATTGCCACGCCGCCGTATTCAATGTGGGCGACGCAGTGATCGTGGAGTTTGCCGGGCAGGACTGGGCCGGCCCGATAGTCATCGGCTTTGTGGATCACCCCAGGGAGTGCGCCTTTGTGCTCAGCGGCGTGACCAAGGGCGGCAGCATCGTTACGCTGCCAGGCCCCCCCGCGCTGGCCGTGTTGCGGGCCTATAAGCCCACCGTCAACGCCTGGCAATATCCGCTGCGCTCTGACCCGGGGAAAAGCCCTTACACGTTCTCCGACGAGCCCGCGCTGGCAAAGGCCGGGAACCAGTATTCGCAGGTATTTCCAAGCATGTACAGCGGGCAGATGGCCCGCGTGGTGCAGATTCTGCTCGGGCGTGGCGTCGTGGTGAACTACGCCAGCACATGGGCCATCTGCCACGGCGTGCTGACAGGATCAGATGGCAGGCCCTGGCTGGTGGAGATCAGTGCGATCAACGGGGTGATGGTGATGCGACTGCCGGTAATCGCCGTCAGCGCATCGTCGCCGGTCGATGCGGTGGCCCATGCGGTGGCTGACTTTGGCGGGGTGCCAACGGGCGCCGCCATGCCGTCCGGCGCCGCCCTGACCGCGGCGCTGGCCAATGGCACCGTGGTGCGACTGCTGACGGCCGCCGAAATGTCAGAGGTGTTTAACAAGACGCCCTACACAGCCAGCATGGGATGGTCGTTTAACGCAGCCGGCAGCGAGGCGCACAACACATGCTGGTACACCAAGGAAAACGGCCACGTCATGGGATGCCATTACAAGCTATCCTTGAGCCAGTCGTCGGCCAGCCTGATGCTGGTCAGCGAGGGCCGGCTGGTGCGCCGCCTGACGACGCTTTACGGCGAATTCGAGGAAAACCCACTGCTGGGCGAAACAATCTCTCCATTCAATTTCGCAGGCGGTGGCGTAGGCTTGCCCTATCAGGAGGTTTCAGGCCTTGATGTCCTGACGGACATCAATACCACGGTGTTTGTGTGCCACATCGGCGCAGACCTGCACAAGGTGGTGATTCAGACGCACGCTTACCTGGCCGGCCGGGATGTGTTTATCCAGCCGCAGATTTCCACCGCCTTCAGCGACAAGCTTGAGATGCTGACAGGGGGGGCAAATTGTTATGACACCATCGCCACCCCGGCTGAGACGAACGCTTTGACCGCATCGGCTTATGGCGTCTGCAGCCCACTGGTGCGGGACGGCTATGCTATCCACGAGCAGGCGCGGCCGGTCTTCAATAACCCGGATAACTCCTACAGCTTCATCGCGGCGCGCACCCATGTTGCGCTGCCGGCGGGGGTCTTCGTGACCGACCGTGATGACACGACGGCGGCGCTTGTGTTCGGTGGGTATCGGCTGCTTTGGGACGTTGATCGCCAATTTTATCCGCTGTGCAGCATGTACGGCGCGACGGATCACTATTTCTACGTGCTGAGCGTGGACACAGACCAGTTCATCGACGGCATCGGTGAATCTGCCATTGCCGGCGACGGCCTTGTCGGGGAGTCTTTGCCGCCCGCGTCGGCTTACAACTTTATCGGGTATCTGTAGCAGGCCGCAGCTGCCCACCGCAGGCGCGCCAGATCGTGCACAAATTTAAGATTTTGCACAGCACACCGGGCACCCTTGCCCCATGGCATTCTCCAACACCGACCTCGCGGCCATCAATGCCGCAATCGCATCTGGCGAAAAAATCGTCAAAACCGCCGACGGAAAAATGGTAGAGGTCCGAGACATGGCCGAACTGTTTCTGGCGAAGCAGGCGATCCTGGCCGAGATTGCGTCCACCTCGGGCGCCACCGCGCGCCCCTACCCGCGCCACCAGCTGGCCGACTTCTCGGACTGACCCACCCATGGCCAAACCCAGCAAAGGCGCCAG